GAAGGGGGTCCTGAAGGGAGCTTTCACCAACTGAAGGGTCAATTGATGGGTTCTCCCGTCTCGTTCCCAATCCTATCTTTCCTTAACTTTGCCATCAACTGGGCGTATATAGACCCAACCCTTTCTCTCGATATTACACAGGTACCCATAATAGTAAACGGAGACGACCTTCTGATGGTCATCCCTGAGACTTATTACCGTGGATTGAACCACTGGGGATCTCGTGAGGATTTCGAGATGGGGGGTTTGGTAGGTCCTTTCGGCCTGCGATGGAGAGATGCCGTCAGTTACGTCGGCTTCTCTGAAAGTTTGGGAAAGAATTACATTCACCGCGACACCTGTTGTATAAATTCCCAGTTTTATTCAGTCGATTGGTCTTCCTACCGTTGCCGGTTGGTTGACTACGTCCGTTTGTCACTGGTTATTGGCTCTTCTCGAGTGGGATCAGATCCCCGCGAGTTAGCTATACAGGGTGCATCTTTGAGTGACCGTCTAGAGAGGTTCCGTGATGGTATTGCGCCATACTGGAGCCCCTGGATCCGCTGTCCCAAGATGCAGTTGTGGTTGTATGCTTACGCGTTCCCTGATATGTACCAAGGACTCGTTGAGTCCAAGGTGTCCTTTACCCTCCCCAGCTGGTGTGGGGGTTTGGGACTCCTTCCTCTGACCGATTATGATCGTGAGATTATCTCTCGTGTTCATCGTTATCGAAAGGCACCTCCCCAGTTAAGGGGAGAAGTGGCGATCGAGTGGTCCAAGGAGGTTAGTGTTGCCAGGGAGCGTGATATAGGATTGTGGAATGGATGGGAGGAAAGAAAAGCACAGACAGCATCAGAGACTCTCTTTGGTCCTCAGCGTGTTGAAAGCGATCTAACGCTTACCGCTTGTGAGGGCCTTACGTACTCACGAATTAGCCGTGATAAGCAGCTGATTAGCTACTACCACGACTTCCGTCGTTTTCTACGACGGCTTCCTTACGGAGCTCGGCTGATTGACCGAGATACCTTGGACTTTTTATCCAGGTACCCACCTTGCGATGGGTGGTTTGATCCGATGGAAGATAGGAGTTCGTATTGGTGAGTCACCTAAACCTATCTGGTTATATGTGTCCACCGCCTGAGAAATGGGTATATCAGGTGGTGTATGGAGTGGTGGGAGGGTACCCGATTGTCACAAAAGTTTGTTAGGTCTTCCTTTAGAAGGTTCGGGGAATTGTGATCCAGTATAATGACCATCACAGGTTAGTGTGTATATCGCGCGCTCTCTTAAGAGG